TACTATGAAAGTTACCGCCACTACGGAATACATCCATCAATGCTTTATCGTCCGCCAACTTGGCAGCAACGTATACCTCTGCTGTAGTTAAGTCCATTGCAACAATTTTATTGCCTGGTGCAGCTTTGATACATCCCTTGACAATAGGATTATCACGAGGAAGCTGTTGCATGTTTAACTTACCTGATGAAGAAAGACGTCCAGAAGTAGTACCATGTAGATTAAAATTAGTACGAAGTCGAGAGTCCCTGTCGAGTTGTGGGATAATCTTGTCGAGGTATGTGTTTTTGATCTTAGATTTCTGACGTATATTAAGAATGTGTTTAGGTACTTCATGTGTCTCACTTAGCTCCTGTAGCACTTCTGCATCTGTACTGTGTGCTCCCGTGCCTGTCTTTTTGCCTGTGGGCTGTAGACCAATATAATCGAATAATAAAGACCGCAGTTGTACTGTACTGTTTGGGTTGAAATCTTTGCCCTGAGCTTTCTCAAACTCACGAATGGCATCCACCTTATACAGCTCTTGTATAGCTTCATCAATATCATTGAGCATTAGCTCTTGGGCTACCAAAAGACGCTCACGGTCAAAAGGCACACCATTATCTTGTGTATTGAGTAGGAAGCGCACTCCAGGTATCAAAATATTATCGTATACCCACTTGAGTTTTGGATTTTGCTTAATCTTCACAAACTTTTCGTAAAGAAGGAAAGTACATACAGCATCCATAGCTGCATATGTTTTCATTACGTCAAAAGGAATCATATCCCAAGAGAAACTTTCCTGATTATATCCATTCGCACGCTTGTATTGGTCAATCCAATCATACATAGGCTTTTCATAGTCACCATATGGAGTAAACTTGATTGACAACTGTTTTAGGCCGTGCCCTCCGGGATTCTCGTCTATGAGGTAGTGGAGCAGCATGGTGTCTTCAAAGTCTGGAAACTCGAAACCAAAGTGATACTGAAAGAAGGCTACGTCAAACTTAGCATTATGAAAGATTACTTTACGAGTCTTGAACAACTCATGCAACATTCCCTCTATTTCTTCATCGAAGCAGTCAGTATCAATATAGATACCATCCTTGCCTGTGTATGACATAGAGATGCCGATCATATGACCGTTTCGAGGATACAAGCCATTTGTTTCTGAGTCAAGAGCAATATACTCTGGATTTGCATCAAGAGCTGCTTGAATCCAAGCCTTGGCTACTGCTGTATCTTGAGTACCCATTGCAATACTTTCATCAATGATTACATCTTCAATCTCGCCATTAATATGTGCTACTATACTTTCCTTGGAAGATTCCCAAGTTTTACGAGCCTCGGGTTTAAAGGCAAGCATTGCAGGATTAATTACAGGCAAAAACTTACCTTCTACTTTCTTTCCAGAATATTCGGTAACTGAATTAATTTTAGTAAAGTACTTCAAAGCATCACTGCCGACCAAAACAACCCACTCATAGGCGTCTGTATCAATGTCGATATCGCAGTCTTTTTTCAGTACTTTTTTAATACTTGCATCAGAGCATAGCTGATACTGGTCAAATTCAAATGCGCCATCAAACTCTCTTGCAAAGTTTGTACGGCTGGGTTTAGTTTCTACTAATGCAACTTTAGGCATATAATTTTCTCTCTAATTTATTTACTTGAGATTCAGTAAGTGCACCAGGATCAGTCTCTGCGAGATTGATATTCCTAGTTACGAGACCAACTTTCTCGCACATTACTTTAACATTGTTTGCAGCTTTCTGTCCGGCTTCGTCTCCATCAAAAAAGATTGCTAGTTTAGACACTCCTTGCATCTGCAACATAGCGAGCTTATCTTCATTGATATTGTTTGTACCGAAACAACATACTGCATTGGTCAATCCTTTGTCATGCAAGTTAATTACATCATATATACCTTCTACTAGAATTACTTCTCCTAGTTTAGGTTCTATACTTGCAGGAAACAGAGGAAGCTTAGCACCTGGAGGACTGAACTTATACTTAGGAACTCCGCCGGAAGTATGTCTGCCCTGAAATGCTACAATCTTTCCAGATATGTCTCGTATCGGAAAGTTAATTCTACTAATATAGTCTGAACCACTGTGTTCAAATGCTTCAAACTTTCTGTAAGTTTTGGGAGAGATATTTCTCCAGTTGCCCACATATGGCATATAATCTTTTGGAAAAGCAAGGCCAACATTCTCAGCTCGCTTCTCCTGAATCTTTTTCTTAATCAATTCTTTGCGTAGCTGTAACCCCGTTGCGGCTTCTCCAAAGTAAGTAAAGATATTACCTTTGAACTCGCACGCAAAACAATTGAACCGACCATCTATCTGGTCGATTCTCATGCTAGGGTTGGAATCGTCATGCTCAGGATTTAGACAGCGCACTACATAATCCTTTCCTTTCGGAATAAAAGGAATTTGCTTTTGATTTAATAGTTCTTCTACATTCATATGTAGTCTTTCTGCGCCATCTTAAGTGTTCGTTTAATTACTAGGTCTTCTATCTCTTTCTCATCTATAGCGTATTCGTAGGCTATGACTCGCAGCATTGTTTGTACATCGGCTAGTTCTTCTTTTAGATTCTTGATATACTTTTCATCTTTTATCACTCCATGCCTTAGTACCTTAGAACAAGCACGAGTAAGCTCGCCACACTCTTCCATAGTGATTACGAGCATTTTTTCTTTGAAATTCATACTACTTACCAATCTGATCTATCGAGTCGGAGGGAATAACCTGATAAGCACCTTTGTTGTATGCCGGTGCTACAGTATATTTGTTACTGATTCTTTTCTTCTCAGCTTCCCACACAGGGTCAATACCCTGGCTGTTAATATGCCCGCGCACAAAGGGTCTTGCTTGGTAGTCTTTCTGCCACTGTGACTGCTTGAACTCGGACAGTTGATGGGGCTTTGGACGAAGTGGAATAAACTCTGGATTCTTTTTCTTAGTCACAATTCTTTTCTTACGACGGCCTGAAGGGGTATGGTTCATACTGCCTACAACAATCATAGCTTCTCCTATTTCAAGTGAACACATATTATACTAGATTCAGTTGAAAAAGTCAAGAACTATTTTAGATAACGTCGTCTATCTCTTCGCCTGTCTTGTGTGTAGATCCTTCTTTCTCTTGTGGCGTCATTGCACTCTCCGGGCCTATCTTCATAGTCTCCCAGTTCATTTGAGAGGTGAAGGAGCGCATAGCGGCTGATCGCATCTTTACACAATTAAAGGTCATACAAGCATCCTCTTGTTCATAAGTCTCAAGAGCATAAGCTGCATCAGCAGCATCAAGTATACCTTTGGCAAAGCGCGCTTCGCCGCTCGCGTCCGTCTGATATGGCGAGACAACAGTACATTCATACTCCTGTGCCATAGACTTGAGGGCTTTGCTCACCTCTATCTGTTCTGTCCAGTCATACTGTCCTGAGCGAGAAGGAATAGCCGAACGTTTTACTTGGTTAATATAGTCTACTAGAATCACGCCAACGTTGAGAGCTTTCACTTTCTTGTCCAATTCGGCCTTAATTTTTGCCAGAGTAAGGCCTGGATCATAGATAACATCAAGCTGCCGATCTGGGAGAAGTTCGGTAGTTGTTGATAAGCTATGATGAAATTTCTCGAAGTCACGATGTTCTTTGTATTCTACAAACCTTTCTTGTCCAGCCTTATAGCGGTTGGCCCACCATCCGGCTACTGCTTCCCATTCAAGCACACTAAGATTTTTTGTTCGCAAACGAGAAAAGGGTATTCCCGTAGCAATAGAACATACTCTTTGAAGAATCGAACGACTATCCATCTCAATAGTGAAATACATAGCCGAACGACCACTTTCAAAGACATTGTGAGCAATGTTTGCACATGTTAGAGATTTACCTGCCCCGCGACGACCCCCGAGAAGAACCAAGTCTCTGGGGGAGAACTGGATCTCGTGATCGTACTCGGTGTTTAGACCGAGGGGCAGATATTTGCCGATCTCTTCATCATTTTCAAACAAGGGAATACGTTGCATACTCTCTTGAGGCATTTCGAGGTCTACTTTCTTTTCGACATCTAATACAATCTGATGTAGGTGCGATACTGACTCTTCTGCATCCTCAAAGGCAACAGAATTATCAATATAATCCTCTAAGGAATCTAAGATTTCCTTTTGAGTGTACTCATTTTTGAGATATTGCAGAAGCATAAATGCGTCTACATCTACATCCACACTCTGAATAGCGTATAGCTTCTCTAGGGTTGCGGTGTCTCTTACCTCAAATTTTAAGTCTTCAAATGTTGGAAGAGAGTGATATTTATCATAGTGCTTATCAATTGTGCTAAATACCGTATGGTATTCAGCAGGCAAATAATCTTTGCGTACAGAACTCCAGGTATCGAAATCCTGCAGCACAAGTACTTGCTTTATGAGTGCACTAGCAATATTCACTCTTTCTCCCAACGGGCTGTGAACTTCTGGCAAAAGCTCACAACCTTTTCCTTTTATAGTTTACTGCGCAGCTTTAGCAGCTTTTGCAGCACCGTCATAGTCTGCAGCAGACAAGCCACGTCGAGTCAACATAGTTTTGACACCACGAGCCGTCTTACCAATGGCGTCTGCGATAGCCTCTACTGTCATACCTGAGATGTCACCCAAGTCTGACAACGGGTCTTCTTTCGCAGCGCCTTTCGTGTGTTCCTGACGAGGAATAGCATCAATGTCACCGGAACGTAGCAGGCTCAGAGCCTTGCCTCGTACTGAGTTGACGCTACGGTCAAGAGCATCAGCGATTGCTTCTACATAGGCGCCGTCATTTACCATCTGAACAAAAGTTTCTTCTTCTGCTTCAGAGTAAGTACGAACAGTCTCTACCTTAGGAGCAGGCTTGACGTGGTCAGTCAATTCCATAGACAAAATCTTGCCTTGGATTGACTTAGCTGAGAAGGCACCGCCTTCAAAGTTTTCAGCGATTTGAGCATAAGTATACTCACCGCTGTTGTCTTGCACAAAAGTTGCAAGAGTGCTTTCTTGTGCGTCGCTAAAAGCACGAGAAGCTGAGGCAGAGGCTAGCTCTACATCATGGCCCATCTTGCGCAGTTTGCTAGAAACTGAGCGAGTTGAGGTTTCAAGCTGTTCTGCTGCTTCTGCAACAGTTGCTTGGGAAACTGGGGATTCGTTACCAACAAAGCTAACGAGCTGGTCAGTACGTTCTTCGGTCCACTTAGGCAATGCCATGTTTTTCTCCAATAAAATCTAAAAGATTTTCAATAATAGTTATGCCAGCTTGTCTGGCTTGTTTTGTTTTGGCTGACTCAATTCCGCTTTCGTTAATTAAGATAGTCACCTCTTTAGTTAAAGAACTCTTCACAGAGTACCCTAACTCTGATAGTGCTTGTGTAGCGTCAGCTTTAGTTTTGAAACTCTTCAGCTTGCCACTAATACATACTGCACCTCGGGATTCTGTACTTTCTACGTTTGTTTTTTCAAACTCCATTGAGTGAGGTAACAGAACCAGGTCGTCGTTTAGTTCGAGCCATCCTAACAAAGAGTCAGTCTGCTTCGGGCCAAGACCAGCACTTCTACAAACTTCCGCATCGACTTCATAGAGTCCGTTTGAACATTTTGAAAGTTTCTCAGTAGCTGTCTTGCCTATCAACGGAATACTCATTGCCGGCAACAGAAGGTTCAAAGGAGCCTTCCGAGAGTTTTGTATTTCTTTAAACAATTTCTCCGCGAGCTTTTCGGAGTTTAGCTTTTCAGCTAGAAACTCAACATCAGCATGATATATATCGGCAACACCCTCAAAGCCTAGCTTCTCTACGGAGGCTGGGCCAAGACCTTTGATCTTGAGAGTTTTTGCGAAATGCACAATTTTCTTTTGAGATTGGCTATCGCAATTAGGATTACGACAAAATAGCTGATCGTTAGACCATTCAAGAACAGAATTGCAGCTAGGGCAATTTGTTGGAACTTGAATCGTTGTCACTAAAAGACTCCTGTGAAATTGAACGTATATTATACGAGAAAATGAGATTCTTGTCAAGAATTATTTTTTCTGACCTGCACCTAAATTTTTACACGTCGGACGATGCGAGGTATAATCTCGCCACTGCGAATGACTTCCACATCACAACCCAGTTCAAGGTTTAGTGAGCGAATGTACTCAATGTTGTGCAGTGTTGCACGAGATACCGTCGCATCTCCGATCTGTACAGGCTCTAGAATTGCTACTGGGCTTACGACCCCGCTCTTACCTACCTGCCACTCTACATCAAGTAGTTTTGTTACTACTCCACTCTTTACTTCTTTCAAAGCAAAGGCTCCACGAGGGTGGTGGTCGGTATAGCCCAGTTCAGCAAACTTTTCGTTATCGTTGACACGATATACAATGCCGTCTGTCGGGTATAACCCTTCAGGAACATCAGCCACTGTAGTAAATCCCATGCGTCTAAGACCTACAAAGGAACTACGCAAGTAGACAAAAGGGTTGGGAGCCATATCATAAGCAATAAAGCTAATGTCTCGCGTCGCAAACTCCTCCATGTCCTTCAAGTTAAGAGCACCCGAAGCATAGTTCCTAGCATTAGGAATATGTGCAGGTGCAACAACTTCTCCAGTAATCTGTACGATTCCATCTAAGCCGATAGTGTCTGGGACAAGATGAGCCAACTTATCTGTAATGTCTCTACCCATCTTGCCATCGCCACGGGTTAGACCCATAGCATATTGACCAGATACATATAGAATAGATACTGCGGCACCGTCCAGTTTTGGAGAGCTGATATACTCCGGCACCAAAGAGCCGGCGTCCTCCAGAGAGAAATACTTTTGCAATGAGTACATACGAAAACGATGGGGTATACCGTCAGTAATCTTATGTCCTACAGAGTCATAGCCATACTCGCTTGACAACGCATCAAACTCCTCATCAGAAATGATAGGGGTTCCTGCATAGTAAGCGGATGCGGCTTTCTCCAAAAATTGCATGTATTTCTCCACTGAATGAATATATATTATACTGGATTCAGAAGAAAAAGTAAAGAATTATTTATAGATTTCGTCTAAATAATCTTTGAAATATTCCTCTAAAATAGACTTTGATTCTGCGAGAGAGAGGATTTCGATAAGTCCAGAAAATAGTTCTCGGGAATTATTGAAGTCGAGTTGCATAGCTACACCCTCAGGTGTTGGCTTCCATTCTTCGGTAAAATCTAAGTAGTACTTTCTAAGGTGTAGATATTCTATGCCCCGAAAAGTACTGACAACAAGACGTACTTGTATCTCTTTCGCTTCATCATAGTGTATGATTTTTTCATATACCGCAGGGGCTTCGTGTAGTTCCATAACTACTTCCCATTGCGTAGAATTGACGAAAGAGGCACAACGCTTGTTACATTTTCTGGTTTAAGCAGTCTATACGAGTCAGTGTCCCAACAAAAAAGCAAAAGAGTCCTGTCAGACCCCTTTGCCCGGTTTGTTTTTGTCTGAATGTATGGAGTGCTAAAATCTAAAGTACATACGTTGTATTTTAGTTTTTTAGAGTTTTCACTTCGATATGTGATGATTGCATCACCGTACTCAGTTACTAGCTTTGCTAAGTCCTCTTTTTTCACAAAATCTCCTTAAATAGTAGGTTAGCAAAAAGTATTTTACTGTGCCACTAGAAGGAGGGAGGAGGGGCCGAAGCCCCTGGGATTAGTTAGCTACTGAGGTGAGTACGGTAGTGAAGTATTGAGCAGCCTTACCAGTCAACTTAGATACTACATCTTCGTCGACTTCCTGACCGGCATCAGTGATTGCTGCGATAAGGGCTTCTTGAGCGGCAGCTTTTGATACGCGAGTACCCCCACCACCACCAGAAGAGCTACTGCCTGAAGGGGCAGGAGTTTTCTTTACATATACACCGGCTTTACTGAGAACCATACGAACACCATTTGGTGACTCGCCGTACTCATCTGCGATGTCTTTGACAATTTCCATTGAAGTTTCAGGGGTAGGCTCAGCAGCTTCGTAATCTTTGATGACCGCTGCTTTCTTGTCGTCGTCCCAAGCCATTTTTCGTTTCCTTTTCGGTTTACGGGTGGAGCCTGGGCAAGTACCCAGACTGTCTATTTGCTGTTGATAAAATCGGTCGCCCATTGGTTTCCTTAACTTTATTGACAACTATTATAATTGATATTGACATTTCTGTCAAGAAATATTTTTGTCAAGTCGTCTATAAAACTCGATATATTCCGGCCACCTAAACTTACCGCGTCTAAGGTAGCAGTAGAACCAACCGCTGTAATAAACGTCATCTTTTTTGTCGTCCATATCTTTCTCCATTATAACACTAGTAGAATTGAGAGTAGGTATATGCCTGCAACTAAATACAGTCCTATCTTTAATCCTAGCTTAGTTTCCTTATCTACCAATCTATGACTCGGATCCATGTCGTAATCGTTTCTTTACGAATGTCCTGCCATATATTATTTTTTATATCCCAACACACTAGAGTGTCGGAATCGTCTTGTTGTTGTATTCTTTTATCGCCTTTTAGTGTATATACTCCATCCAGCTCTCTACCACTATTAAGGCTGGTATATGTAATGTGTATATTATCCTCATAAAGAGCGTCTAATACATTGTCTGCAAAGCCCATATTAATCACCAATTATGCACTACATTTGCCATGATAAAGAAACAGGTGAGAAAGTTTACAGCCACCACGACTGTTCTTATGATAGCTACATGATTATCATATTCTCGGGTTGTCTCATCGCTGAACGACCCAATTGCATATTTCCAAATCTTCCAAATCATATCCGTTCTAAATTTACTCCGTGTTCCTGCAGATGTGCCAGCTTTCCTAAGTCATAGGCAGGAGAGTAGGCATAAAAGCCTCCTAGCTCTGTGTTTGAGTAGAAACTTTCGGAAGAGTCTACCTTCTCAAAGATATAAATAGAGTAACACGGACATCCATACAATTCTGTATATTTTTTATCGTCTAATCGTTTCTCTATAACTGCGGGAGCATGGTATCCTGCTGACCATACCTTTTCTCCTACCTCAAAGTCATCAGAGATACACTCCTCTGGTAGATAGGCATTCTGTACTCTCTCATCAAGAGACGCAGGTCTTTGGGGTACTCCTATACGCTCCAACAGATTTTTTACAAATAGTGCAGAACGATACATGGACTTAGAAATGTCACTAATGTTATCGCCCTGCAAATAAGAAAGTACCGCATCTTGAATCTCCCCTTTAGATGCAGGACGTCCTCTATTCTGCTGCTTTCGCTTTTTTACATACGCCTGTTGTTCCTCAAAGTCCTCCAGAATTCGGGTCAGACGTGTCGTATTGTATGCTATATTCAGCATTTCGCAGGCTTCTTTCTTGGTTATAGGCGATTCCTGGCGGAGGGCTTCTATAACTCTCTGAATGTTTCCAGATGTAAGGTTCTCGTAGCTCTTCTTTTTTACTCTTGCCATTCTCTAACTCTATCTCCAATTTGAATAATAAACAACAAATAGCGTGTGCTAAATGAGATAAATCACTTTCTTCGTCTAGTACACTGCCGTCGATGTGAGCAAAAATATGCCGCATAGCAGCACTGCTGTACCTATTTTGTAGATCATCTAACTTTCTCCAGTTTTCTGGCCCGTACTTAGAAGCGCCAAATGTTAATACTTTTGCTACCTCTGTAATTGCTTTCGGAGGAAGCAAATACATCTGCGGCTTCTCTCCGTCGTATTTCTTTCCTGTCATAGGTTCTCTATATATTTATAAAGTTTGTCATATCCACCGACATGGTAGTCGTCCATAAAAATTTGTGGATAGGTAGTAAACTTTACTTTTGCCCACAAATCATCCATCGTATAGTCGCGGTCAAGCTGCATATAGTCAAAGCTAAGATTCTTACTTTTCAGCAATCGTCGTGCTTTATCGCAGAATACACAGTCTTGCTTTCCATAGATTGTAAACTTCATGGATTATATGCTCCATGTACAAACTCAGTAATCATGGGAAAGATTTCTGACAATGCTTCTGCACACTCTACTGCAATCCGTGCATGTTCTAGCTGTGTGCCGTTTCCGCTTCGTAACTGAATAAAGTGCACCCAACTACGAATAGTACCTGCCATATATAGACGTGAAGGAGTTATTCCTTCGGGCATGACAGCACGAGCTTGCTCTTTAGCAATACCCTGCTTGATTGCCCAATCGTAGGCAGTACGAGCAGCTTCCCAAGCATTTCGTTGCTTTACTAACCATTCAGCATGGATTGGTCCGTCCTCAAGTCGTACAGAATTCTGTCGATTTTTAGGATCTTGACCCCGTGCCTCACGGAAAGTCGGATTACCTAATGCTTCAGGCATGGCATATCGCTGGCTAAACTCCTGAAAAGAAAAAGAACGATGACGCAGCATTTGTCGTGCAATGTCTCGTGTTGTTTCAATCTCAATTGTAGCAGATACCATTTCTAGAGGCGACCAGTGGCCCTCTCGGATTAGATATCGTACTAGCTTTTCTGCGGTATCGCTATTATTCTGGTTAGAGGGATTTGATACTCTTGCTGCAAAGGCAATGTCTTCTACAACACACTGGCTTGATGAACTAATAAGTTTTGCTGTCATTAGGTAAGGCACTCCTGTGTCCCTTCTTCGGACACGGTTGAACAGTGAATGTCGGTATCATCTTCTAGATACCACGGCGGTGTTTCTCCCCTACTATAAACATTAGAATTTTTACAACCGAAACATCCGGCTATAACCAATAGTATAAGTATTGTTGCTTTCATCGTGTTATTCTTTCCTTGTAGTCTGCTTCTGTTTCGTTCCACCACTCTGGCTTTTCACGATATTTCCAGCTAGCAAATGTGGCCTTATCCTTATGATAGAAGGCTCTGTAGCTGGCAATGGCGTCGTCGGACTTGAGTTCGTCCGGCATAGCTTGCGCAAAGGGGGTAAGACCGGCACTGGGTAAACTGATATCAGGTAGTTTGATAATGACTTCACACACGGACTTATGCTCTTTACCATATCGGTATCTGTACTCTTCGTTGAGAGCAAGTGCGTAGCAGTAGAGCCATTCATAGTTTTCGAGAGAGGCTCTAGCCCAGATTGTGCATGGGTGGTTATACATAGTGGGAAGATAAGGAAAGTCCCTAACAGGATTTTTCTTTGCTTCCTTAATAACCGCCCACTCTTCGCTGGTGAGCTTTCGAGGTATGTATCCAAGATATTTATCTATCCAGTGATTTGTGCAGAGCATTTGTGCTGCTTCTAGAGGCATCTTGACGATATGCTTGTCAACATGGTACTCTGCACACTTATCTAAATCTTCGTCAAGTACAAAAATATTCATAGTGTGTATTATGACACCTACAGGTTAATATGTCAAGAGCTATTTTCAGTAAGAGTATCTATCTTTTTTCTTGCAATTAAATACTCTCTTTCAAGCTCTGCTATGTGCTCCATAGCGGCAGTAGTGAATTGATTTTCAGAAGGATATTCCAACCAGCTTGTTACTACATATTTATCTTGATTAATAGCGGGGAGCCCCCTATGATAATAGGGTATATCGCAAGGTAGTACCAATATTGTTCCTTCTACCGCCGCTACTTTTGTATCAAAATAGGGCACTTCTGTTTGTCCTCCCTCTTCAATTGTATTCAGATATAAAAGAGGCGCAAGAAATCTAGTTAGTGTATAGGCCGACGACTCTATGTGCAGTCCTGGGTATCCCAAAGATCCTTCAGGATACTTTTGTACCTGGCAAGAAGTCAATCTCAAAGCGGGGCCAGCACTAATAGGATTAAGTACTTGTAAGCTATTCGACAGATATTCCGAATATAAATTACAACTAACCTGCATAGCATTTAAAATAATTTTAACCAGTCTTAAATGCTCTTCTGGCTTATAAGAGAATTTAAATTTTTCAGTAAACAGGCCTGCTGGGAACATAAGCTGAAGATCTATAGAATCTTTTATAGATTTATCAGCGCCTCCGTGTACAGAGCCTGCATGTCCTAAACCTTCTTCGACGGCTCCTTCAAAAAAATCAATAATAGATTGACAATCTTCTTTGGAGACTATACTAGGGAAAACTCCTATACCATTATTAACAGTATATTCCTCTTCATAAAAATACATACTTAAAAATCCTGTTATTATATTACGTTTTCAAGTCTGCTCATAAGTCTTTCAGCTCGTCTGGGTACTTGTCGGTACCAAAGGGAGTCTCTTCCTTCTTTTGCTGCTTCACACCAATTTTCATTATTGAGAGCTGCGTGCATCTTTTTAAACTTTGACAAACGAGGGCGACCTAGGTTAAACATCATGTTTACTAGAATCTCTTGTACTTCGCCAGGCCATTCTTCAAAATACGACTCTCGATATAGAATCAAACACTCGCGCACAGCAGTATGTAAATCATTCATAAAGGCTGACTGTACTCGTTCGGCGCTGACCGGCGTTCCAATCTCTTCGCCATACTCGTCGTCATCCCGAGTTACTAAATGCCCGACTCCAAAAGT